ATCACCCTAGCAGGTTGGCCTACAGTTACCACACGTGAGCGTTTGAACGGCTTGCTAACGGAGCTAGGCAAGCGCGAAGGTGTATGGCAACACAAGCATAAGCAATACTACGGCACACACGAGGATAACATAGAGATAGACGCTTACGAATGGATAACAGTATAAAACTTATGCAAGCGCGGGATGCTTACACTACAAACGACTGTTACATGGCAGGCGTTGTGGATAAAGCATCCGCGCTTAGCTTCTGCAAAGAACCTGTGCTTATCGTAGGTGAAACAGGCACAGGTAAAGAGTTAATAGCTAACATACTACATGGTGCTAACGACAATAACCTTGTTACAGTAAACACCACAGCAGTAACAGACACGCTATTCGAGAGCGAGTTGTTCGGCCACGTGAAGGGTAGCTTCACTGGTGCGTTTCGTGATCGTGATGGCTTAGTCGAACACGCTAACGGAGGAACATTATTCCTTGATGAGATAGGTGATATGCCTGTTAACTTACAAGCAAAGATCCTACGTTTGATACAGTTCGGTACGTATCGTATTGTAGGTGATAACGAAACACGACACACAGACTGTCGTATAATAGCAGCAACCTGCGCAAACTTAGACGCTATGATCGTTAGTGGTGCATTCCGCAAGGATCTCTTCTACAGATTGTCCACGTTTATGCTAACCTGCACTCCACTACGCGAGCGAAGGCATGATGCTATCAAGTTCATCACAGAACATCCTACATACAAGGACATTTCAGCAGATGACTCTATGGCTATCGTAGATCACGTAGCTTCTAGCAGACTAGAGGGTAACTATCGTGAACTAGAACAGATAATGTTAAGATACAAGGTTTTAAAAGAACTACCATGCTAATTGCATATTGTAGAATAAAAATCTCAAAAGATGCAACGTTTGGCATGATTCTTGCTTTACTATATATTGAATGGCTGCCAATTTGCCACCTAAAAAATTGGATTTTTAACCCTAACGTATAAAATAATGGCTCAGTACATTACACAGGAATACAAGGACGGAGACTGGAAGGGATTCAAGTTTTCCGTGAAGCAATTCGATAACACAAGCGAAGCTGTTAGTGCTATCGGAGAGGACAACATCCTAGCGTTGCTTAATCAGCAAGTCGCTAGCCGCATCCGCGCTAAGGTAAAGAACTCTTTGCCAAAGGGCTTGAGTGGTGGTGAGCTAGAGTCAGCGAAGCAACGTTTAGCAGAAAAGAATCCTGATGGCGTTCTTTTCTCTAACGAAGATGCTGACAACTGGCGACCAGATCAGCGCGAACTTACGCCGACTGCTTTGTTTAAGCTGGCGAAAGAAGCGTTCAAGGCTGGCGATCACGCTAAGGGAGCGGAACTGCTTACGCAGATGCAAGCTCTTATGGCAGACGCATAACTTGTTCATTGTTGTAAGGGGCTAGGCGATAATGTCTAGCCCCTTTTTTAACACAGAAGACGATAACAAATATAATAATCTTTTATGTCAGATGATATAGATATTGTAGTGGGCAAACTAAAACGTAGGGATATTGCTGCCAAACCTAAGTCACGTCGCAGTAGCTACTCCGCACAGACCGCTGAGATGGTCAAGCCTATACTAGACAAACTACTAGAGAACCCCAAAGATATTTTTGTGCCTTGTGGTGGCACAGGCTATAGTGTGAACACACTCTACGTTAAGATCAACGATGGTTTAAAGTGGTTGATGAATAATGATTCAGTAGATGGTAACACATACCGTTTGCTACGCACACAGATTTGCATACGCAAGTTAGAAGAAGGTTGTCTAGTGTATTTTAAAGAGGGCTTGAAAGCATTGCGCCAGCAGGATCTCACTGCCAAAGAGTTAGACATCGCTACAAACGATAGCATTAAGTGGCGACATGATGTACTTACATGGTTGCAATCCGCGCAGCCCGATGAGGTATTCGCACGGGAAAACATAGCGATCAGTGACGACGATAAGCGTTGGGTATATGATACGCTAGCAGACATGGCTCCCGAAGCTGAAGCTGTTTTCTCCGACATTAAAATAACTATCATACGTTGATGGAACCGCATGAGATGTTAGGGCCAGTCTATTTACTGGCATTCGTTTTGTTTATGATCTACCATTGTACTAGAAAACTATGACGATAGAACAACTATTAAACTGTGACGTAGATGAACTAGAGCAGATGACTGATGAAGAGTTGAACAAACACTTTGCACCTTACCTAGTTGTTTGCTCACCACCAGAAAAGGAACACGCTGTAGTTAATATAAACAAACCAAAGCGTAAGAAACACAAGACAAAAAACGAAGCGTTAAACGATCAGATGAAAGAACTAGCAGAGCTACATAACGTAAGTTTAGAAAACGTTAAACTACCAAAAAACCTACAATGAATCTTACCCTACACAAAACAGCAGACGATAGATACGTTATTAAGTTAGACGCATCGCTATACAGTCAGTCAGCCTGTCCGCGCAGGTTGTTCTACCTCGGCGCACGTGGCCTAGTCTATGATACCAAATCGTACAAGATGGAGTACGGCACTGCTTATCATAAGGCATTACAAGAATACTATACAACAGGTGACACTAAAAAAGCTCTTGCAGTAGCATTAGAACACTACTGTCAACCAGACATCTCTATACCAGACAATGACTTCCGTGATGCAGGGCATCTTGCAGCTACGATAACACAATACTTTAACGCATACGAAAAGTTCGACGGACTGAAGCCGGATGTCTATGGGGATGAGCCGTTACTAGAACAACGCTTCGCTATCCCATACGACACAGACGGCGAACGCATTGATGTTGTGTTGTGCGGTACGATAGATATGATTGGTACACTCAACGGTATGCCTGTCCTAGTAGATCACAAGACTACATCACTAACATCCGTAGATAAATATTTAGACAGCTACTATAACTCACCACAGATGATGATGTATACTATGATATACAAGCATTTGTTCCCTGACGAAGACCGCGCAGTTGTAATCAATGGAATCTTTCTGTCGCGTAGTGGGCGTAATAAGTTTCGACGCTCTACGCTTATAACATTCCCCGATCATGTGCTTACAGAGTTTGAGAACCATGTACGTACTATAGCAAGATCCTTTATGAAAGGACTGCGCCGTGTGATAGACAAGGGCGAGTTAGCGGAGGATGTTTTCCTGCCTAACTTCACCTGCTGTCAGACCAAGTTCGGTGAGTGTAACTTCTCACCAGTCTGCACTACGCCACGCGCAGATGATCGTGAGACTATAGTGCAGACTTTGTTCACAACAAGAAACACTTACGACCCATTAACATTCCAAGCATAATGACAGATCAAGAAATACGTGACGCAGCATTGCGTAACTTTAAAAAGCTAGCACCGCGCAAGTTCAATGCTGGTATAGCAGAACACAATCCTAACGGAGACAAAGGGATGTGGCGTATGAGTGGAGAAGCTCTTGTGACTGCATCGGAGGAAGAGGTGATAGATCTTTGGCACTACATACAAGTGCTGAAACTAAAAGTGAAAGAGCAAGACGCTCTCATACTACAACTAAAACATACAATAGCAAAACAAGCACAATGAATGACGAACAAGTATTAGCAGTAATTTCTGCTATAAAAGATATAAGCGATAGCGTAGATCATGGCTTTAACTATCAACCTGAGCCATCATATGACCGTATTGTACACTCTATAGATGGAGTTAGCCAAAGCCTAGAAAAGATTAACTCAAGTTTAGTGGAAACTCTAGTGGACATAAAATCTACACTTGACGAAATAGGGGATAGCATATAAACAAGCACAATGAATAAAGCAATTATAGGTATCGTAGGAGCTAGTGGTAGTGGCAAGTCCACATCGCTACGCAACTTACCGACAGAAAAAACCCACATCATAGACCTTGAACGTAAAGGTCTACCGTTTCCTAACGCAAGTGATTTTAACATCACAAGTTGCGCTAACGTAAAAGACTTCGACACTGCGCTAGACACTGCGCTGAAGGACGATAAGTGTGAAGTTATAGTCATAGAGTCATTCACAAAGTACGTTGAAGTATTGATTGCACTAGCGCAATCATCTTTCAAAGGCTTTGATGTATGGTCATACTATAATCGTAGCATACGCTTGATGCTGGACAAAGTTAAGAACGACCGCGCAATCGTAATTTTCACGGCTATTGATGAGATCGTGCATATCGCACAGCCTAGTGGAGACACATACAACGTGCGTCGTATTAAAGTACAAGGCAAACAGCATGAGGGATGTATAGAGAAAGAGTTCCTTATGGTATTGTTCACGGAAGCTAAGCGCGGCAAGGATGGTAAGGTAGAGTACGTCTTCCAGACTAATAGCGATGGCATCACCTCCGCTAAGACTCCTATGAGTATGTTCGATGAACTGTACATACCAAACGATATAAACGATGTGATAAGCGCAGCTAAAAAATATTACAAATGACCGAGCAAGATAAAAAGCTAGAGACAAAGTTTGATTCGTTCTCTGAAGAACTACGCCAGCTATCAACAGAAATAGATGAAGTATCTGGCAAGATGTTAGCTCTCGTGAGTGACGTAGCAGACATCGAAGACTTCGTAGAAGAAAACTACAATAGCCACAGCAAGTGGCCTAACGATACCATATACGTCAATGATATTATAGATATTGCAATCAAAGCTCTAGGAGATCCCGGCGGTGGTTATCATGCAGGACAACTACGCGAGATGATCGAACTTAAAACTGCATTAAGTAATGCAAACGTAACAACATTAGATACACTAACTACACTTATAAATGAAAATGACTGACGACTACAAAGAATACAAAGAGTTCATGGCTCGCGTTTGCACAGCAGCGCATAAAGAGACTGATGACCTAGCAAAACAACTTGACGTTACCAAAGATCAAGCAATCGGATTGTATGTTATTACAATGTTAGACAAACTAACAGCAACAATTTCCAGTAACACTGGCGTATCGGATACGTCAACTAGCAACTCGGATTCGGCTAGTGGAAAACAAGCAAAGGAATCCTAAACGTTAAACACATAAATAGTTATGGCTATTATTAACCTAGACGAAATCGTAGATGGGGGTCGCCCCTATCTGAAGAAAGACACATACTCAGCGCGTATAGTAGAAGCTGAGTTCACCCACAGCAAAGCAGGTGCGCCTATGGTAGTGATGCAGTGGGAGCTAGTAGCTCCTGAGTCTGTTGAAATCGACGGCAACAATGTCCGTATCGCAGGGCTACAGTTCCGCGATTACCTTTCATTCAGTGATAAGGCAATGGACATTACGTTACGTCGCATCAAAGGCTTGCATAAAGCACTTGGTTTGTCATCGGCGTTCGATACGGACAATCCTGACGTAGATCAATACGCTGGCTTAGCGGCTGACGTAACGTTGGAGACTGAACAACAAGCACAGACTACTGATGATGGTAGCCCTGTGTTAGATGGTGACGGCAACCCCGTCATGAACAACAACTATCGTTTGAAGCGTGTGCTTCGGCTCAACCCTGAGCATACGATAGACGTATAATGTCAATTGTGATACATAAGTACATATTGCTACTAAGATGCAGACGGGTCTTTTTGGTTATTCCCGCATTGATCGCTTGTGTATCACAATTTAATTAAACATGACAGACATAGATAAAGTATCTGTAGTAGTAGTTGTAGCCTTCTTCTTTGTTGCGCTAATAACATCGTGCAACAAAGAAGAACGCATACAAAAGCCACACAACACAAATGAAATGTTTCAACTCCCAGAAAAACGTATAGGTTCTGGTATACGATAAAATGCCAGTAACTATACGATACACATTAGCTCAGTTACCATACAAAGGTATGACCATAGTGCTTGGTAAGCCGTCACGCTTCGACCGCGCACAACTACTCAGCGGATATGCTGGGCAGATATTTAACAACGGTCTTACGATACCAAGGCAAGCCTGTGATATAATCCTAGCAGATGCACTAGAGGAAGGTGAGGCAAAGCTACGGCCAGAGACTCGCGTAGTCTTATTGCTAGGGCAGCAAGCCTTGAACCTATACAAGACTGGTGTATCTATAGCGGAGCAGCGCGGATGCCCTTGGGTAAACAACGGTGTTACTTACATAGCCACATTTGAGCCACAAGAGGCTGTTGATAGGCAGGCATACTTTAACCCCAACGACACTACAGAAGGCAAGGGAGGTGACGAGAAGGGCAACCACGGGCATACCAAGCGGCCCAACCGTAGATTCTGGCTGGCTCGTGACCTCAAGAAAGCTGTAGGCTACCTGACGGAACCACCAACGATAGTTAAAGCAGAGCATTTGCTATGGCCCCGCGCAGACGAGGTTATCAAAGCGTTGACATCAGCAAAAGACCAGACACTTTACTTCGATATAGAAACAAACCGTAACCTAGAGATGACTTGCTTTGGTTTCTCGTTTGATCACACCCGCGCATGGTGTGTGCCTATGGTTACATCTGCAATAGCTGGATACTACTACGAAGACACGCCACAAATCTTACGTGCGCTAGCGGTTGCCTTCCGAGACAACACGGTAGTAATCCACAACGCACTGTTTGACTTGTTTGTGTTAGCGTACAAGTACGGCATTCCCGCACCGCGCAGTGTATACGATACCATGCTGGCTCATCATCGTCTGTTTCCAGAAGTAGAAAAGTCTCTCGGTCATTGCATCTCTTTATATACAGACCAACCATATCACAAGAACGAAGGTGTGTTTGAACCAAAGAACTATAATCAACAGCAAGCACTGTACGAGTATAATGCAAAAGATGTGATAAGCATGGCACTGCTAATGCCTAACATTGACGAGACTGCTGCAAACTTTAAAGCTACGGATAGCGTAGCACAAGTGAATGCTAGTGTTGTTCCATACCTAACTGCCATGCTGCAAGGTATACGATACGACAACGACAAGCTACTAGCTATAGTTAAGCACAACGACCGCTACCAAATGCAGTTGCTACGGTTCCTAACATTACTGACAGGTAGTGAACTAAATCCCAACAGTCCTAAGCAAGTAGTCAATTACTTGTATGGACGCTTAGGCTATAAGCGTCCAGATAAAGACCCAACAAATGAAAAGACTTTACTGCAAGTGCAGCTTAAACATCCTGAGAATCCTATCATCAGTATCATACTACGCTACCGCGCAACTGCAAAACAAAGTGGACAACTAAAGTTTCCTGAGTGGACTGGGCTAGCAAACAAACCACTAGATCACACGCGCATTACAACGGCATACAACCTAGCTGGCACAACATCATTTCGACTAGCATCACGCCGACTGTTGAACAAGTGGGGTACTAACGTACAAAATTTTCCAAAGAACCTACGCAAGTTATTCATAGCTGATCCATGCAAAGTGTTAGTGCAAGCTGACCAAGCTGGTGCAGAAGCATTAGTTGTTAGTTACCTATGCCGCGCAGGAAACTTTCGCAAACTGTTTCTTAACGGTGTGAAGTCTCATGTATACGTTGCCATGCGTTTGTTTCAAGATGTGTGGGAGGCAGAGCTAGGTGAGTCTATCAAAGACTATTGCACAGCCTCCGCAGAAGATTTAGTTAAGCTACCTAGATGGGACGAGCTAAAGAAACTTATATCATCAAGTGATGGTTGGAGCGCAGACAAACGTTACTACTTCATGGCAAAGATGGTATGCCATGCTAGTAACTACGGTATGAAAGCACCGACGTTCCGCGTGAACGTACTGCAAAAGTCGAGCGGCGCGGTGAACTTGTCTAACAAAAAGGCTACATACTTTCTAGAGACATACCATACACTGTTCCCTGAGATACGCAAGTGGCATAATGATACTATAGCAGAGCTAAAGCGTACCCGCACATTGCGAAATTTATTTGGCTACCCTCGGATGTTCACCCAACCTATCGAGCCGTCGATGTACAAAGAAGCCTACGCCTTTGTGCCTCAGTCTACGGTAGGCTGCATTACCAACCTAGCCTTTACAGATTTGTACCATAACCCCCGCATACAAGAGCTAGGGGCAGATGTACTACAAAACAACCATGATAGTGTCCTTCTTCAGTGCTACGCAGATTGTGCCGCTGAAGTCGCTGAGATCGCTTGTGAAGCATTAAACCGGCAAATGGTATCTCCACACGGAGAGATCTTTAATATGCGCTCAGAAGCGATGATAGGCCCAAACTGGGGCGACATGATAGATGTATGATTATCTCACAACAAAACCATGACAATAATAGAGATGTGGCGACACTACTTAAAGGACTTAGAATCTCCAGACCTGTTTATAGACTGGGGCTTCTACAGTATGATAGCAACAGCATTACAACGGAGGGTGTGGCTGTACCCAGATACCTTCACACTGTATCCTAACTTATTTGTTATGCTTGTTGGCCCACCAGCAGCAGGTAAATCCAGAGTTATATCACAGGTAAGTGAGTTTATTAAACACCCAACGTTAATTGAAAAGATACCGCAAAAGGAAAAGAACGAAGTTAAGGTCAAGCCATACTACCCAATAAGCGCAGACACGATAACACAGGAGGCACTTATACGATACATAGTAAAAGAGTGTGCAAGAGATTTTTCATACAAGCAAGGTGGCAAAACTATAAAGTCAGCACACTTTTCCGTTGGCTTTATGATTGAAGAACTTGGCGTACTGCTGCGAAAGAACACAGAGAACATAGTGAATATGTTTAATCAATTCTACGATAGCCGTGACTTTTCTTACAAGACAAAACACCAAGGTACGGATGTGATTAAAAACGTTTGCATCAATATGCTAGGTGGCACTACACCATCATTCATACGCGAAGCATTCAGCGACAAAATTATATCGCAGGGATTTACTTCACGTGTTATAATGATCTTCGGTGATGGCCCAAGATTCCTACGCCAATTTCCCGGCATAGATGACGAACAGCATAAGATGAAGATAAAGATTGTGGATCACCTAAAGGCGTTGCATAAAGTAGCGGGGCCGCTAACGTTCTCCAAAGAAGCAGAGGCTTTTCACAAAAATGTTTATGAGAGTGGTAAGCTCACGCAAGATGTAGTTAACAAAGACCATAGGCTTGAGACTTACTACGGACGTAAGAATGTACATCTACTAAAGCTGTCTATGCTAATGCACTTCGCTGAACAGACAGATTCTTATTGTATAGAGAAGCCTACTGTCGAACGTGCGCTGCGCTTCCTCGCACATACAGAAGCGCGGATGCACGAAGCCTACGTTACGGCTGGACGTAACATACTAGCAGAGTCACAGCGTAGGTTGATGCAATATATCATAGACGCTAAGGCTCCAACAAAATACAAAAAACTTTGGGTAGCTTTTATTGATGATCTAAACAAAGACGAATTAGATCAGTGCTTAGAATTTCTACTGGCAACAAACCAAATCAAAAAGATTAGCGATGGTTTTATCGCTCTGGTAGATGAACCCGCGACTGCTTGTAATTATTTGTAGTCGCCTTGTGATGTTGTGGGGTATAAGAAGGTTTGCTTGGTTTACTTCTTATACAGCAGGGCGGCTACTCTTTAAGGAGAATGAAAAAATGATACGTAAAGACACATTCGAAATCGAAATAAGTGTTGGGAACGAAGAGGTGAAGGATGGTATCTTCCTAAATGAAGATAGCATAGTTGTATTCGAGGCATATATAGATGACAGTGGCCCTGAGCTGCCAATCACAAACGTGACTTCAGCTTACGCAGAGCTAGCCTACGAAAATGAAGACGGTGTTGATGTTATATTAAACGAAGAAGACACTGAGCAAGCAGAGAAGAAAGCGTTTGATATGACTGAAGAACGCGCACACGAACTAGCATGGGAGGCGAGATACGATGACAGGAACTAAACGAGTAAAAGAAGGGCGTTTGTTTGTTGTCTTTAATAAGAACAAACATATGATGGCTAACAAGTCATACATATTCACTTACCTTGAGGGTAAGGATGGGCCAGTGCCGCATTTGTTTACTGATGCACAACTGAAAGAAGCGCGAGATCGAGCAATAAAAAACAAAGAAGACTGTTTGCCTATAACAAAGTGGTGGAAGATTTGGTAAGATGCACAAGATAGGATTACGTGAACTCTATGAAAACTGAAAATAAACTATACCACTACAGCGCGGAAGTTACGAGAGTCGTAGACGGTGATACCGTAGACGCTTTCGTAGACTTAGGTTTCGATATGCACAGCAAACAACGTGTACGCTTGTACGGCATCAATACGCCTGAGTGTCGTACACGTAACAGGGCTGAGAAGAAAGCAGGACTAGCTGCTAAAGCGCGGCTTGTGGAGATGCTTAAAGAGAACAAGAACAAGTGCGTTATCAAGACTAGACTCGACAAGAAAGGTAAGTACGGTCGCGTGTTAGGCGTACTCTACGTAGGTGAGACAGACTTAAACTCTCAGCTAGTTGATGAAGGTCATGCAAAAGAATACTTCGGAGGTTCTCGATGAACGAAGGAACAGGAGACACATATGAGGTAGGGTTAGGTGGGCATTACTCTTACAATGCTAACAGCAATCCTGCGAACTACGCGGCTATAAACGCTGACTTAACGTACAAGCTGCGCTTAAAAGTTCTTGAGGGGAGTTATGAACCTGAGCCTCAAGATCTCAAGATGTTGCGAGAGTTTAAACAAACTAAACTCTCGCCCAAAGCGTTCTTAAAACATTGGTATGGTTAAGACTTTGGTAAGCTATAACACACTGATGTGTTAGGCTACCACACCTCCTCTGTGAGCTGGGCTGCAAACTAGGCTTGCAGAGGGGGGAAATTTCCACAATATAATAAAATGACTGAAAAGCAAACTAAAGCATATCTAGCAGATCCTATAAGCGAACTTATATCACTAGTATATTTTACAGACTACAAAGACATTAACGATCACTTAGATTGTGAGATATTCACATCCGCATTTCGCTTAGAGTGTGGTGATGTTTTGTATGTTGATGATATGGGTATGTTCAACGGCAATGAGAAGGGTATGTTTGCTATACCAGAAGCCTACGATAAGCCGCTCTTTGGGCGCGGCTTACTTGTTGGCTCTACGCCAGATGGCGACAGCAAAGACCCAGAGACAGACTTGCTAGACTTTGCTATGATGGTGAAGTGGCTTGAAGTTATCTAACACCCTGAGTCTTCATCAGATGTGCTACATAGCTTTTAACCAAGGCTTTCTTCTTGGCAGTAAGTCCTCTCATGGGATCTTTTACCTTAACCCAATCTTCGAATATACGTTCCCAACGACCACCCCCGCGCTGACGTATGATGTAGTCTCTGTAGCGTAGGAACTCTTCAACACCTTCCTTACTACGCACAGATGGCATAGTCTTGTCTGGTATCGTATAAAGCCCCGACGTATATTCCTTTAACTTATCCCCACGACCTTGCGCTCTTTCACGCTGTTCTTCAAACGCCGCAGGTAACGTTTCAATAGCTTCTTCTACCGTATCGCTTTCTTTAAACTTACGTGTGTCAGGTCGCAGGTAAGGATTGCCCACGCCTTGAGGTTGTGAAGTGCTACGTATACCCTCAAACCTACGGAAGATTCGCAAGTCGCGTCTGATATTCTTTTTCTCTGCTTCCTCACCACCAAATGTTTGATTCCAAATAATGCGATATGTTTGTGTTGTGTTCTTCAGTACATCAGTTATTGCCCTAGCATACGTAGGCCAGAAGTCTGCACCTTCTTTGACCGCTTCGTTAGCATCAAATAGTGGCTCACTCAGCGAGTCAGCAAAGAAATCATATGCAGGAAACACTATACCACCGCTACGTAACCGCTGGCCTTTAGAGAACTGGATTGCTGTATCGTTTATCAACGCAGACATTATACCAAAGTAACCTACTTGGTTCATGATGTCAGCTACAGCATACGCAGCTTCCTCTGTGTTACCTTCCTTCGCACTTTCAAGTAATGTGGGGTTGCCGTTGAACTTGTTATTTATAAGCTCAGCCATCTCAACCAACAACGTTCCTGTGAACACTGTACCAAGCGTAGCTTTTATCAATGGGCGGAAGTCACCTTCATCTATCGCAGGAGCCATCACGTCCTTACGCATACGATTGAACTTCTCAATGTTCCACCTACCAAGTGATGTGAACATAGAAGCTGGGCCATGTAATGTCCAGTCAGGAACGCCACGCACATCATACGTGCCTTGGTTTAGTTCAACCCAAGCAGCCGCTAGCTTATCAAGCTGTTCTTCGCTTGCCATCTTGCCGCGCAGCCCCTTCGTATCCACACCAGACATTTGTTGCAGCCGAGCTAACGTACGATTAGCTGTTATATCGCTAGGCTGTGCCATAAGCTGCTTCAACACAACAGCTCTACCGATACCAAACTGAAACGCACGTGTCGAACGCTCCATTACATTACGCCCACTTAAACGCGTCATCAAATCCGCCCATCTGTTGATGCTATCAGCAAGTTTATTAGACGTTTCGGTAGCGAACTCTAAGCGATTGTATTGTGATTTGTTAACACCTAGCAAGTGGCTCTGTGTCCAGCTACGCTTAAAGTCAGTAAATGCACTAAGAAATGCTGGCGCATCAGACACACGCATATACGGTAGTGCGTGTACAAACGACGACATAATATCACGAACGCCAGACATCACACCTAGCCAATGACTAACAACAAGTCTGTTAGCTGTACGACCTGCAAGTTCTTGTCCGTTATAGTAGCCTAAGTAACCTTTAATAAAGTCTTGTATGTTTTTATCCTTCGTAGCAGACTTAGCTCTCCAACCAACAGAATCGTCACTAGACTTTGCTAGCTGAAACGGATTAATTCTTTGCAGCTCGTCAGATAACCCCGGTGCTTTGCCGTCTTGGTTCTTAATACCAAGAACCATAGCAATCTCTGGAGCATCTTTTGAGCTTTCTACGTTTTTGAAGAATGCAAAGTCACGTGAAAACCTTCTCATGTAACGTGTGTATGTGTTAGCTGCACTGTTGTCTATCCACAAAAAATTACCATCGTCACCTAACGTAGTAGGCAACCCAATACCTTCTGCCTTACGCAACGCAGCAAAATGCGTTGAGCCGATGTGATTACTGTCGCCAGTAAGTTTATCCATATAAGCTGACGCAGCTTCTCGCGCATCATTCGCTGTAAATATTGGCTCACCTTCTTGATTTTCTGCTGCGTTCTCCAGCCACCAATTAACAAGTTCATCCTCACGTTGCTGGCGTAACCTTGCACCTTTCTCGCCAGTCAGCTCTCGACGCATCTCTTGATTAAGCAACTCTGGATAGTAGTCTTCATCTTGACCGGGTTCACGAGCCTTTCCATCCTTATCAGTGATCTTCATACCGGCAGCAATCTGCCTATCACGTACTTCTTTATATTGTTTCTTAAAGTAATCTACGTAGTGCCTGACAGGACTGTCAGGTTCATTGTACCGCGCTAGTGTATCTGCTGGAATCTCATTCGCACGGCCCCGCCTAGTTAGAACCATGTAACGCGCTACGTGTCTAGCATCTTCGGGGTTGAGCCTAACCCTACCTAGTTCAACAAATAAGAACTGTTCGTTGAACTCACCTTCAAGTATGTTCGCATCACGCGCTGTTGCATCTAACGCATCAGCAACCATGTTAGAAATCTTACGCTCATCATCACTCTTACCATAAGCGCGGATCTTATCTACAACGCTATCAACAAACCACGCATTCTTTATAATAGGATTGCTAGCGAAGTGATCTGTAGCGGATGAGATTTGATAGTCGTTATGATCTTTCAGTATATCATCCACACTTTGCAACCGCTCGCCACCGTAGTATTCATGCAGTTGATCGGTGGCTTTCTCGAACGGCTCGCGGAAGGCGACG